TTTGGTGTTAAGCGTAGTGCGTTGCCTATACCTAAAGGAATGTACTGTTATAGCCCTGATATAGAAAAGAACAAAGCAAAGAAAGACTTTAGTACATATTATATAAACCCTTGCAAATATTACAAAAATTTAGGTCGTAGATATAATGGATGTAGTTACTTAGGAATAATTACTGATGATATGACCTTTGATGACCAATGTAAAATGTGTGGCGAGAATTATGGTGATGAAGACGAATAGCATTACGCCTAAAGTACCACGTATAAGAATTGAAGCGGATAAATGAGTTGTAAAGTAATACTTGATAACTTAAATAAATAATAACTTAACACCGATAAAGCAATGAACCGCTTTTGTTTTAATACGGTGTTAGCAAATGTAATTTACGGGATGAATTTACCTTACGTTCTCGCTCACTTCATAGGCGACTTTCTGCTACAAAATGACTGGCAAGCAGTTGGAAAGAAGAAAAATAATTGGATATGCACACTACACGTTTTGCTTTATATGACACCGTTTTTACTGACTGAATTAAGTTGGTTACAATTAGGATTAATAGCTGTACAACATTGGTTACAAGACCGAAGCTCATTTGTAGAATGGTGGTGTAAAACTATGGGTTCATTTCAAACCGAATTAAAGCAAAATACATTACCATGGGGTCATTTTGTAGTAGACCAAGTAATGCACTTCATTTGGATGTGGATAGTAGTAAATTATTTTTGCTAACGGATGGTGCTATGTTGTCGGATTTTGTTTTTCACAAAATATGCAATATAGGTAGTGTTATGCCCTTTTTTTTTGAGCGTTGGATAAAATAATTTACAGAAAAGTGTATTTTTAATACATAATACTGTATATTTGTAGTATAATAATTAAAACAAAAGAAATTATGACAACCCAAATGACAATCAGACAAATCAGACAAGAATTATTTTCAACAGAAAAATATACTGTAATTGGGTCAGAGGAAATGACAAACAAAGAAAGTAGAGATTTCTTATATGAAAAAGAAAACCAAGACGAAAAAATGAATGTAAAAGATAACAATACACATTTATTAATATGGAAGTAAAAAACCTAATTAACTGGAGTGAACTTAGCCGTAAATTAAGCGGTTCAGACAACTCTATACGACCAAATAAAGTGCCTAAAAAATACGAACGCAAAGTAAATCGTTTGCTATGGATTCTCGCTTTGTGGGAGCGTTGGGCAAATAGGGTATAAAACGGCTTTTGTATGAATAGTAGCCGTAAAAAAGCATTTAATCAAACTAGATACAGTACTTAATCATTTTTAAATAAAAATCATGAACAAAAAACAAAGACTTAAAAATCATAAAATATTTGTTTTAGCAACAATGCTGGCAGACGAACTTGAAACAGAAACACAATCTGGAGAGGCTAAGCAGATACATGAGTTAAGCAGAAAATTACAACACCGACTAGATCCTGTGGTGGATAAAGTATTTAACGCATCCAAGCTGGTTAATAAAACAACATACATCCAGGACATGCAAAATAAACTAGACACCATTATCCGGAAGAACTATCAGATAGATACGTCTTAAATAATGAAAAAAAATAAATACTACTCACTATTCAACATACACTTCACAAAGTGAACATTGTTGGAGTACTTAAAGGCATCATGATATTAGTTTTGAAACAGATAAGTACACTATGTCTGTTTTTGAAAATGCATTAAGATCTGTTGTAAGCACTCCAACCCTACTGGGTGCCTATCCATCTTTTGGGTACGCTAACCTTACGCAGTCAGCAAAGAAAGTCAATGTAAGAAGTTCATTGACGATTTCTGCATTTTACTCTGGTGTAGATAAGATTGCCAACTCCATTGCAATCCTTCCACATTCGGTAGTACAAAAAACAGAAGACACTATCGAGGTTCTAGACAGTCATGCGGTGCATGGTCTGTTGAACAAAAAGGCTAACTACTACCAGACTCCTTTCAATTTTAAGCATTTGATCGCATCTACGGTCCTGCTAAGAGGTAACTACTTTGCAGGCATTATTCGTGATGACAACGGCAAACTCATAGGTTTAGACTTTTGGGACCATAACCTGGTCACGGTAATTGATTATAACGATGAGTTGTTTTATTTATACAAAGAAAATACTTACAAATCACATGAAGTATTACATGTACCTGGCTTTTCTTTTGATGGAAAACTAGGCAAATCGATTCTAGAATTTGCAGCAGACAATATGGGTACTACCCTTAATGCGCAAAAATTTGGATCATCTTCATTGGAAAATCAGGGATTGACGTATGGTGTGATCGAGACTGAAAAGAAACTAGATTCTAAAGCTAAAGATGCTATCGGTTCTGCGTTTGAAAAACGAATGACCACAATGAACAAACATCGGGCAGCGGTTCTAGATGAAACGATGAAATATAAAAAAATAGGACTCAATCCTGAAGAATCAAAATTTATTGAAACCTATGCCAACGGTATCGAAGACATCGCTAGATGGTTGCACGTACCAAATCATAAGTTAAATATAAAGGGTGAGGGTGGTTACAATTCATTAATTCAAATGGAACAGGAATATCTGCAAACTGCTGTAAAACCTCTGGCTCAAAAGATCAAAGAAGAATTTGATGCAAAGCTGTTTACAGATAATGAGAAGAATCAAAACATCAGTATAGATCAAAACTTTAAGATCTTACTGCAAGTCGATCCAAAAAGCAGAGCAGAATACTACAAGTCTATGGTATTTCTAAAAGCAATGACTCCCAACGAAATAAGAAAATTGGAAAGCATGAATCCTTATGATGATGGCGATCAGTTCCTACAAATGTCAAATCTCTTAAATGAGCAACAACTTAAAAAACTTGTGCAAGATGAAAATCCAGAATAAAATACAAACCCGAAATGCACAGGTACGTGCAGAAAGTGTAAACGAAGCAGAAAGAACTGCTGACTTTGTGATTTCTAGCGAAGCAGTAGATACTTATAATACTGTTTTCAAAAGTGATGGATGGCTCCTTGATCGCTACCAAACAAATCCTATTGTGTGTTATAATCACAACCATACGGATGCAGATCACGTCATAGGTACATCAGAAGTGTTTGTGGAAGATGGAATGCTAATTGGTCGAGTAAGATTTGAAGCTGCAGAAAACAATCCTTTGGCAGAAAAGATTTTTAATAAAGTCAAAAACGAAATCATTCGTGGTGCTTCTATTTCTGCTGAAATATTAGATGGACGTTACGGCCTGGAAGAACTGGATGAAGATCCAGATGTGTTGTATTTCACGCAACAACGATTAATTGAATGGTCTGTAGTGGCTCTTAATTCCAATCCAGATGCATTAGCAAGAAACCATAATAATCTGGAAGAGATCCAGAAAGCATATAAACCCAATACATCAGATCGGTCTGAAGATGAAGACCAGGATGATAACCAAGAAAGAGCGTCAAAGTTTGATGTTTTTGAAGCTCAATTATTAATCAATAAAAATCAGAGTTATGTCTAAGATTGCAGAGTTGCAACAGGAAAGAGCTTCAAAACTTGAAGCTCAAAAGAACCTAGCAGAGTCTAGAAAAGAAGGTGATGGAAAATTCACTGAAAAACAAAGAAGCGAGTTCTTTGATCTTCAAAAAAGAATTGAATCTCTCGATTCTGAAATTGAAGAAGAACGTCAAGTTGAAGCCTTTGAAAAAAGAGCTGCACAAGCCAAAGGTGAACGCAAAGGCGGTAAAGCTGAAAAAGGTGAAGAAGCTGAAAAGCGTTCTATCATCGAGCGTGCATCGATCACAAAAGCCTTTAGGACTAGGGGATCTTTGGATGGTGCAGAAAAAGAATTGAATGAAATTGGAATTGAGGCGAATCGTGCTGCAGGTGTAGAAACACCAGACGATTCTAAAATTACTATTCCTATGAGTGCCTTAAGAGCACAGTCTGTAACTGGGGACTCTGGTGCCAAAGGTGGTGAATTGGTAGTAAAAGATACACCAAGAGTGCAGATGCCGTTTCAACCAGCAACATTCTTAGAGTCTCTTGGGGCCACAAGATTGAGCAACCTTTCTGGTGGATCAATTCCATTACCAGTAGGACAAAAGTACACCATGCAGTGGTTAGCAGAGAATGCTGCCATTACACCACAAGACAAAAACTTTGAAGGACCAGAGTTAAGTCCAGAAAGACTTGGTGG